ATCTTCAGGCCGGTGAACAAGCTCGTGTTCTTGGTGCAGGCGCCGCTGATGGCTTACATCGCCGCGCGGAACTTCACAGACTGGAGGATTAACAGGTGATCATCCTCGACATGGGAAGCGGAAACACATGCCGCAACGAGATGATGTGGGTCAAGGACATGATCGTGAGGGTCGGCGCTGTCGACAAGCGGCGGCTTTGCACGCTGAAGTGGCAACTGTGGGACGGAGGTACTGAGCCGCAGTGCCTGAAGCTCGACTGGAGCGTGTTCAAGCAGGCGTACGAGATCGCAGAGGACAACGGCTTCCGCACGACGGCGAGCGTGTTCGACAAACCGAGCATCGACTACTTGCTGGAGTTCGATGTTCCGTTCGTCAAGATCGCCAATCGGCCTTACCTCAGGCACCTCGCGCGGTACATCCCGAGAGGCATCCCGATCGTGGCAAGCAGGGCTCCCGGTGAAGAGCCAGACGATCGCAGTTGGACGTGGATGGTCTGCGTGAGCAAGTACCCGGCAACGACAGCCTCTTACGGCGAAGAGATCACGGCGGACGGGATCAGCGACCACACGATCGGGCTGGAGCTTTGGAGGAAGTACAAGCCGACGGTCTACGAGAAGCACTTCTGCCTGTCGTATTTGACGGGCCCAGACGCAGGGCCGTGGGCGCTGAACGAGAACACGCTGAAGGAGCTTCTTGACTCCTGCGGCGAGCAGGCGTAGAATGGGGTCGCGGCCGCATCAGACCGTACTCCCGAGCGCATCTGAGGCGGACAAGCAGAGGGCGGCAGGCTCGAAAGGGTCTGCCGCCCTTTTTCGTCTACTGGCAAGGTCAACCGACAATCAGAATAGGTTGCGGGTGAAGGAGCCGCCGCAGGCAGTGCGCCCTGCCTTGAGAACGATGATCCCTCGTTCTTCTTTTTGGGCCGGACAGGGTTTCCTCCTTTTCCCTCAGCGGCTTTCAGGCGGTAGCCTTGCCCGCAACCTTTTTCTAAACTGACCGGCGATCGAGCAGTTTCAGGAGGCTGCGGTGTTCGAGCGGATCAAGATCAGGCAGCTTGAGAACAGGATGAAGCTCGAGGTCCTCCAGCGGCAAGCGGAGGCGCTGTCGATGGCGAACTCCTCGGCACTGAAGGCATCGCTTGAGGACGAGGACGAGTCGAAGTGGATCCTGCTCGGCGGCGAAAGCCCGAAGGAATTGAGCGGCACGGATCAGGACACGCTGCGCCGCAACGCGCAGACGATGTTCTATCGCAACTGCCACGCGCGCAACTTGATCCGCCTGATCGAGAAGTACGTCGTGGGACGCGGCTTCACGATCACGCCGAAGAGCGAAGAAGAGAAAGTCAGCGAGCACTGGAACACGTTCTGGCGCAACAACCGGATGGAACTCAGGAAGAAGGAGATCGTGCGCCGGACGATGCGCGACGGCGAGTGCTTCATCAGGTACTTCAAGGAGCGCGACGGGCAACTGTCGGTCCGCTTCATGCAGCCAGACAAGATCGCGAATCCCGAAGACAAGCAGGGCGCGAACGCGAACCTGAGCCACGGCATTGAGACCGACAGGAACGACATCGAGACCGTGATCGCGTACTGGTACGACGGACAGCGCATCGCAGCCGAAGACGTCCAGCACATCAAGATATTCGCCGACAGCGACGTGCTCCGCGGCCGTTCCTATCTTGAGCCAGCGATGGCGCACCTGAACAACTACAAGACGTGGCTGCGGGACCGGATCAACCTGAACAGGTTGAGGTCGATGGTCGGGCTGGTGCGCAAGGTCGAAGGAACGCCGACACAGGCGGCGAACATCAAGGCCGGGTACGAGACGAGCGCGCGCACGGCGCCCGACGGGACGCCGCTGATGAGGGCGCCCGACGGCGTGAGCCTCTTCACGGTGAACAAGGGCGTGAGCTACGAGTTCATGACGCCGAACCTTCAGGCGAGCGACGTGCAGAACGACGGGCGGGCGATCCTGCTTGCCGTGGCTGCCGGAGCTGGCCAGCCGGAGTACATGGTCACGAGCGACGCGAGCAACGCCAACTACGCCTCGACGATGGTCGCCGAAGCTCCCGGCGTGCGCGAGTTCATCGACTGGCAGGACTTCTTCGGCGAGCAGTTCCGCGAGATGTACATGAAGGTGATCCGCGCGGGCATCGAAGCGGGGGCGCTGCCTTCGAAGGAGACGTACACCGACTACATCGACTCCGAGGAGACGGTCGTCCAGCAGCCGACGCCACAGGAGCGGATGGCTGCTGCGGCGACGGGCGAGATCGTCGAACCGAAGACGGTGCTGGCGAAGCGGAAGAAGCCGGTCAAGCGGCGCAGAGACACTAGCACCGAGTGCCTCGTGATCTTTCCCGAAGTCATCCACCGCGACATCAAGGCCGAGACCGAGGCGTACCAGATACAGGAAGGGATCGGCGTCATCTCGAAGCGCACTATCGCCGCAAGGCTCGACCTCGATTACGACGAGGAGGTGGAGCAGATGCGGCGCGAGGACGAAGAAGCAGACCAACCAGTCGGTGTTGCAGCCTCCGACGAAACGGCGGCGGCGCAAAGCGACGAAGAGACCCACAAGGGTCCGCCAGAACAGTAGGAGGGAACCATGTCACTTGTTGCTCCCGCACAGGGCGAGCAGTTGATGCTGGCGATGATCGTAAACAAGACCGCGCCGACGAACCCAATCTTGAAGCTCTTCAAGAGCGACATCACGCCCGCCGACGGCACGACCACCGCGTCGATGACCTGTCCGGCAGCGGGCTTCGGGTATGCGAACAAGACGTGCACGGGGAGCGCGTGGACGATCTCGCTGTCGGGCACCATCACGTACGCGAGCATCGCGCAGAAGAGCTTCGTGTTCACTTCGGGCACCGTCGCGGTGTACGGCTACTTCGTGTCCAACGCGGCCGGGACGAAAGTGCTCTGGGCCGAGCGGTTCACGGACGCGCCGTTCAACATCCCGAGCGGCGGCGGCACGATCAACGTGACGCCCAAGATCACCCTTGACTGATGCTGAAGCGGCAGAGGCGGCTTGGCTTGCTGCGCTCATAGGGTTCGATCGGTTGGAGCACGCTAAGCAGGCCGTTGTGATCCTGCCTCTCGATGGGGAACAGACGGCGTGCGTAGCGCTCAAGAACTGAAGGGGCTTGTTGACCTCTGCTGCTACGTCAGGGAAAGGGTCGGGAGATACATCGTTGTTGTCGAGGTCGGCTCGCTTGTCGGCGAGTCGACCTTGGAACTCGCCTTGCATTTTCAGTCGGTTTGGGCTGTCGACACTTGGGACTATCCCAACAGTGAAGAACTCATAGAACCTCGCAAGGGGCAGATCGAGGAGTACTTCGACAAGGTCTGCTCGTTCGCGGGGAACATCGTCAAGATCAAGACTCCGTCTGTTGCGGCGGCTGCGGCATGGAAGAGGCCGGAGATCGACTTGCTGTACATCGACGGGGACCACAGGTACCAAGCAGTCAAGAGCGACCTCTTGGCGTGGGGGCCGCACGTGAAGGAAGGCGGCTTCTTCTCTGGGCATGACTACGGAAGCTGCTTCGAGGGCGTGAAGCGGGCGATCGACGAAGTGGTCGGCTTGCCGGAAGTCGTGTTCTCCGACACGAGTTGGATAAGGAGGAAGGCGTGAAGAAGGCGCTGTTCACGCTGAACGTCAACAACTACGAGCCGAAGCTGCGCGAGCTGACCTACCCTTTGCTGAAGCTGTACGCGCGCAAGATCAAGGCTGACTTCATCGAGATCACGGAGCGCAAGTTCCCAGAGTACCCGGTGGTGTGCGAGAAGTGGCAGATATACGAACGCGGCAAGGGCTACGACTGGATCATCTACTTCGATGCCGACGCGCTCGTGCACCCCGAGACGATAGACTTCACTTGCTGGCTCGACGACGAGACCTGCGCGCACAACGGGCAGGACGCCGCAGCGATCAGGTTCCACTACGACGAGTTCTTCAAGAGGGACGGACGCAACATCGGCACCTGCGGCTGGCTGACCATAGCACCGCAGCGGTGCATCGGCTTGTGGGAGCCGCCCGAGCTTAGCCCCGAGGAGATCATTGATCGCTGCTACCCGACGATCATGGAATGGAACTGCGGCTTGATCGACAAAGAACACCTGACAGACGACTACAACATGAGCCGCAACCTCGCGCGCCGTGGCTTCAAGCACACCACGCTCATGGAACTCTTGCCCAAGATCGGGCTGCCCGACGCGAACTTCTTCTGGCACGCCTATACGGTCTCTGGAGAGAAGAAGTACAAGCTGATGCGCGAGATCATCTGGTCGTGGCACATCCCGAAGCACATCGTAGACGTGAAGGCCGCGCCGCTTGAGGTCGCGGTTTGGTGGACGAAGCTGTTCTTCGTCAAGCTGAAGCGCAGCAGGGACTGGCACAAGAAGGAACGCAGCGGCAGGAATGGCTAGCAACACCTTCACCGCCAACGGAAACTGGAACCCGGGAAACGGCATCCGCAGCGCCTTCGTCGAGGTGTGGGCTGGAGGCGGAAGCGGCGGGGCGACGAACAGGACTGGCAACAACGCAGGTGGCGGTGGAGGAGGCGGTGCCTACTCCAGCAAGACGGTCTCAGTTGTTGCTGGCACAAACTACGTCATAGTCGTCGGAGCTGGCGGCGCAGCAGTCAGTGCGAATACCAACGGAGCGAACGGAAACTATTCGTCGTTCAATGCCAACGAGGTCTACGCAGAAGGCGGCCGCAGGGGACTGAGGACGGGCGGTGCAGGAGCGGGAGGGAACCTCAGCAACGGCGTCGGTGACACAAGATATCGTGGCGGCGCAGGAGCAACGAAGGTAGCTACCGGGACAGGAGGCGGTGGCGGCGCAGGAGCAGGTAACGCAGCGAACGGGAATAATGCCTCTGGCGCCACTGGAGGTACTGGCGGCGGCAACGGCGGAACAGGTGGGACCGGCGGCGCGAGCGGAACGAACGGAACAGAAGGATCAACTTACGGCGGCGGCGGCGGTGGTGGCGGGAACAACACCGGAACGGCGCGCTACAGCGGCAAGGGCGGCAACGGCGCGGTCATCATCACCTACAACAATTGGGATGCGCTGCCACCTAGCGGTGGGCTGACGATCGCGGGCGACGCGGAAACTGAAGCGGTGCCCGTTCAGGAATATGCTGGCACCGGAGGAATCTCGCTTGCCGGCGCACTGTCGCTGATCGATGCCGACTACTATGTCTTTGGTGCTGGAGGCATCGAATGTAGCGGAGCAAGTTCGTCGCCGTACAACGAAAAAAAGCGCTACTCGTGGCTCGAACTGCTTTGGCTTGACGCATCAGTCGACGAGAGCGATCGGCTGACGTTGATTGGTCTCTTTGGTGGCATTCCTTCCATTCCAGAAATTGTAGACGAATGGTGGGAAACGGGTTCTGGCGGAGTGGCCGTTGGCGAAGTCGTCGCATCTGTAACGGCCGTCTACAGCACGAAGGGGAGCGGCGGCCTTGCGGTCAACGGGGCCGCAACGGCGAGCCCCGCGTCTGTCGCTTCTGGCGCTGGCGGATTGACGATCGCCGGTACCGCTGCCGCGAACCAGACGTTCGGTGTCGTCGGCTCCGGAGGGCTCACTAGTGGCGGTGTTGCTAGTGCGTCACTGGTGGGAATCAACAACGCTACTGGAAGCGGCGGCGTCGTTCTTTCAGGAGCGTTGCTTCTTGTCGACGCGGACTACTACGTCCCGAGCACCGGAGGCGCGATCCTTGGCGACGCGGCTGCCGCTGCGCTGTCGCTTGCCGGGACAGTGTCGGGCGGCGTTGTCCTTGCGGGTACGCTGCTCCTAGTCGATGCGGACTACTACGTCTCGGGCAGCGGAGAAGCGACGCTCGGTGGGACGGCTGAATCGAGCCTGATTGGTGCGAACAAAGATCGGTACTCGTGGCTTGGCTTGCTGTGGGTCGACGGGTCGATCGATGAGAGCGACCGACTCACCGCGATGGACCTCTTCGGAGGTAACGGCGCAGGAGAGCCGATCAACCAGTGGGACGTAGCTGGCGCTGGCGGTGTGGTTGTCGCTGGCTCCGCAACAGCGAGCGCCGGGGCATTCTCTGCGACCGGCGCAGGCGGCTTGACGCTCTCAGGCCACTTGCTGCTATCGAGCATCGAATGGTGGTACAGAGGCACAGGCGGCCTCACCGCGAGCGGAGAAGCAGAGGCAAACAGCGCGAATGAATGCACTGGCGCTGGCGGTCTGACTGCTAGCGGGTCGGCTTCGGCGACAGCGGTAGTGCAGTTCGGGGCGCTTGGCGGCTTGACGGTTGCAGGCGCGGGCGGGATAGCGGTTGCCGCAACGGAAGGTGCGACCGGCGGCGTGACTGTTGCGGGCACCGCAACCGTCGAGTTCGTGCTGGGCAAGTCGGGTAGCGGCGGGCTGACGACCGCAGGCACAGCAGGCTTTGTTGGTTCGGCGACTGTTGCCGGTGTTGGTGGGATCGTTGTCGCGGGAACGGCGCCCGCAACATCCCCGACGTACGGTGTGTCGCGAACTGGCACAGGCGGCATCGAAGCAGGCGGCGCAGCTTCGCTTGGGCAGGTCACATACCAGCCTTCGGTCGCGGGCGGCGTGGTCGTCGCGGGGAGTGCGACTCGTTCGCAGGCGTTCAGCACGCAAGGTTCTGGCGGCCTTCTCACAAGCGGAGCGGCTGCGAGCGCAACAGAGCAGAACGCAGTCGGCAGCAGCGGGTTGTCGATTGGAGGGTCGGCCGAAGCGACCGCTTCCGCGTATGCGATGTCCTGCACAGGTGCAGATGGCATCACGACGAGCGGAAGCGCCGAAGCAGGGTCTGCTCAAGAGGCGATCGGTGCTGGAGGGCTGACGTTCGCAGGGACCACGATCGTAGAGGTGACGCTTGAAGCCTTCGGAGCGAACGGAGTTGAAGTCACCGGCACCGCGCTGATCGAGGCATCGTTCAACGCAGTTGTGTCTGGAGGAGTAGAGCTTGACAGCGGTGCGCTCGCAGACGTTGACTTCTCGTGGTCGCCCACAGGCGGAGTAGAAATTGCAGGAACCGCAATCGGCTATTATGCGGCACCGACGGTCGCGCAGACTCTTGTGGGCACGTCGTACATGGAGCAGACGTTGACTTGGCGCGGAACGATGGTGAGGCAGAGGACGCTGAGGTCGAAGATCAAGCGGAGCGTGGTCGCCCGAGGGAAGGTGTAGCATGGCAGAGGACATGATATTCACGGCGCAGGATAGCCTGCGGATCGTGCTGAAAGCTGGTATCGACCTGAGTTCGGCGACGACGGTCTACGTCGGTATGAAGAGCCCGACTGGCACCATCAGCTTGCTGACGGCGACGAAGGACGTGACGAACTACGCGACCGCAAGCGGGGCGGTTTACAAAGACCTCATCGACCCGCTGACGCGGAAGGGCTACTGGAAGTTCTGGATCGAGGCCGTGTTCCCCGACTCCCGGCGTGGTGTCGGCGAGGCGCACACGGTCTACGTCTACGCGAGGGGTACTCCTTGAGTGTGCTGCTGGAGCAGGAAGAAGAGATCCTCGCCGCCATCGAGCGGGCGCAAAAGATCGCCGAGAATGCGATCGAGGTCACGGAGGCCGAGATACGCAGGCTGTACCGCGAGGCGCAGAAGAAGATCAGGGCGGCCCTCGCGGCAGGAGAAGGAAGCGAGGAGGCGGCCACAATCGCACTGCGCAGGGTAGAGGACGCGATAGCCGAACTCGCAGCGAACGTCGAGGCGGTGATCGACAGAGAGTTGAGGACGCGGCTGGCTGCCGTGCTGACAGACCTTGAGCGGGTCGGCGCAACGATCTATGCGGTGGCGGTGCCGGGAGCAGAAACGATGCTCGGCATCCAGTACGGGCAGGTCTACACGGACGCCTTGCGCATCTTGCTGGCCGGGATCGACGGCGTGTCGATCAGTCAGCGCATCTGGGACATCCATGCGGTCACGTTGAACGAACTGCGAGCGATTATCGCTCGCGGGATGGCGGAGTCAGGTTACGCGGGCGAGGCCTACAAAGCGATCAAGGCGTTCTTGCTGCTGCCGGACGTCGACATGCGGAAGCGCGAATGGAAGCAGTTCTTCCTCGACCATCCTCCGGGAGCAGGCCGCTACCGTTCGGCCTACAAGAACGTCCAGCGGATCCTGCGCACGGAAATGATGCGGGCGATCAGGATAGCGCAGTCGGAATGGGCACGAGGGATGTCGTGGGTCGGCGGCGTCCAGTGGAACCGCAGCGATGCGGGCTTGCCGTGCGAGACCTGCGATGCCTTCGCCAATCAGGACCTCTTCGGGCTTGGGCCTGGCGTGTATCCGCCGGGACAGGTTCCGGATTCTGCTCACCCAAACTGCATGTGCTACTTGACGTTTCTGACGAAGGAGGAGGTGCTCAACTGGCAAGGTGCGCCGACAATTTGAGTATACCGATCACAGGAGGATCGAAGGATGGCGCAGGCAACCGAGACGACGAAGGCAAAGGTGAAGTCAACGATGACCGAAGAGCAGGCGGCGCTGATCGAGCAGCGCTTGAACCTCGCGGACGGCGTGACGCAAAAGGAACTCGGTGCGCTGATGATGGGGCGGTACGGGTACGAGAAGGAGATCGACGAGAAGCTCGCCGACCCGAAGTACCACCGGGAGTACCTCGCCCCGAATGACCGCGCGGAGGTCGAAAAGCTGGAGGCGCAGCGGCGGGATCGGTTCGCGCGCGAGCGAGAGATCCAGAAGTGGACGACGAAGGTCGGTGAGCATCTTGAGGCAACCTACGGCGAGAAGCGACACGACGGCAACGGGGCATTCATCGGTTACGGCGAGAGGGTGGAATTCAAGAAGGACAACGGCCACCTGAAGTTGAAGTGGTGATCAGTCGAGCATCCGAACAGATAGATCATCCCTCGGCGATCGCGCTGTTGCAGCAGGAGCACGAGCGTCGGATGCGGCGGCGAGCGGAGGTCCAGATGGAACGCGCTCGGCGGAACGGTGCGTTCGCGCACCTGCTGGAAGTCGAGGTGACGCGCATCCTCGAAGAGGAGGCGTCGAGCAAGCCGTGGAGCGGCGTGGACAAGAGCAAGCTGCCTGCGGCGTGCTTCTTGTGGGTCGAGGACCCGGGCAAGAAGAGCACGTGGCACTTGCCGTACAGAGAGGGCGACGGCGGCGTTGACCCGACGACGGGCATGTACCGCAAGGCTGGGCCCGTGAACATCAACGCGCTGCGCGCGGTCGCGGCTGCGGTCGGTGGAGCGCGAACCGGGGAGAAGATGACGATCCCGTCGCAGATACGGCGGAAGATCGAGAACCTCCTCAAGCAGTACAAGATCGGGAAGTACGCGGAGCACAACATGACGGTGAAGGCTGGCAGGGAACTGATCGAGGAGGGGCTCGCGAAGCAGTTCGCGGACGTGCAGATCGACAAGCAGAGCGCCACAGTGAAAGGCGTGGCGATTCTTCGGAGCACGTCGCGGAACTGCACCTTCAAGGAAGGCACCGGAAGGCGGTACACCGAGCAGGCGATGGCTTCGACCGCGAAGCTGATCAGCGGCGCGAAGGCGTACGTCGACCATCCGACGCAGCAGGAGTTCAAGGAGCGTGGCGGAGTGCGCAGCGTCCGCGACCTCCTCGGGTACTACGAGAACGGTCGTGTTGAGGGAGGCGTTGTCCGAGCGGACCTTCGCTACCTCAAGAATCATGCAACGTGGTTCGAGCCGCTGGTGGAGCAGATGGCGGACAAGGTGGGGAAAAGCATTCACGCCTACGGGCCGACTTACCTCGACGAAGAGACGAAGGTCGAGGTGGTCGAAGACATCGAGGTCCTCGCCTCGGCTGATCTGGTCACCGAACCCGGCTCGACCTTGAACCTATTCGAGGCCGCCGAAGAGACGGTTGTCGAAGAGGAGGTCCAAGTGAAGATCGAAGATTTGACGCTCGCCGATCTTGAGGAGGGCAACCCTGACCTCGTCAAGTCGCTGCGCGAGAAGCTCTTCAAGGAGCAGGACGCGCAGAACAAAACGGCGACGCTCGCCAAGCAGGTCGAGGCGCTGGGCACCGAGAACAAGGCGCTGAAGATGAAGCTCGACGAGTACGAGGTCGCCGAGAAGGTCCGCAAGCGAGAAGCGGACATCCTGAAGCTGGTCAACGAAAGCGGCATCCCGAAGGAGCACGCGACGGCGGTGTTCCTCGACAGCCTGCGCGGCGCGAAGGACGAGCAGGCGATGAAAGCCCTCATCGAGGACCGGAAGAAGCTGATCGCTGGCATGAAGAAGCCCGGCGTGACCGGAATGGGCGCCGAGGGCGAAGTCATCACCGACGAGCAGCAGTTGACAGAGGCTGTGGTCAAGGCGGACGAGGAAGAACTCGCCGCTGCGGTCGGGGCCAAGAAGAGGGAGGGCAAATAGATGGCGAACGTCATGCGCTATCGGCGCGGGCCTCTCATCCTGCGCTACGTCGGCAAGTCCGGCACCGTGGCCATCCAGCAGGGCGACATCGTCGGCGTCTACGCCGGAGCGTACCTGCTGCACCCGGCGAGAACGGCGGAGTGCACGTCGCTGGTCGGCGTCGCCATGGGCGCGTCGCCCACGACCGACGCCACGGCCACGAAGGTGCGGATCGCTGAGATCGGGCACGGCACGGTGTTCGAGTTCGCGACGACGGCCAAGGACCTGCACAGGTATGGGCAGGTGTTCACGGTCGGCAACAACGCCCAGACGCTCACCAAGAAGACCTCGGTGAGCATCTACAAGACGGCGACCAGCGTCGTCGCGGTGTGCGCCGAGACCGGCGACGCGAGTGCCTCGGTGGTCTGCGTGGCCTTGCTGCCCGGCAAGTTCATGAAGCCGATCTCCGCGAGGGTCGGAACGAGCACGACAGCCAACAAGCTGATCATGCCGTAAGGAAGGAGCAACATGGTCAACTGGAGACGACTTGAAGAAATGCGGAAGGAGAAAGGCGATCAGCGCTTCGCGGTCGCCATGGTGAACCTCATCAACGAGGGGCGCCTCACTCCGGCGGAGTTCTCCGTCCGCGGGCTGTGGGAGGCGTGCGGCCGTCCCAACATCGTCGGTGACCGCGTGATCCCCACCGGGCGCGTCCTCGAAGCAGACCTGAAGGGTCTGATGGAAGCCGGGATGGAGTCCTCGGCGTTCCCGACCGTGGTTGGTGCGCTCATCAACAAGGTCGTGCAGGACGCATACACGCTGGAGCCGGGCATCACCGACCAACTCGTGACGGAGATTCCCTCTTCGCAGAAAGACGACGTCATCGTCGGCTTCACCGCCATGGACGGCGTGAAGGAAGTCGGCGAGGCGATGGACTACGAGGAGGCGGGCTTCGCCGAGAAGTACCACAAGATCGAGAACCGGAAGTTCGGCCGCCTGATCGGCGTCACCGCCGAGATGGTGAAGTTCGACCAGACGGGGCAGATCGTGCAGCGCGCAGCGGCGCTCGGCCAGATGGCGCGGCAGAAGTGGGAAGAGATCGGCATGAACGCGATCTGCGAGAAGACCTACTCGGGCAAGCAGGCCTCGTGGCGGCCCGGCGGGACTTCGACGCAGTTGTACTCCGACACAAGCGCAGACCCGTACTCGGCCGCCACCTGCGACAACGTGAACACCAACACGCTGGCGGACGAGAGCGACGTCAAGGAGAACCTCATCCTCCTCGGCGCGATGGTCGACGAGAAGGGGAACCCGATCGTCGTCAACCCGACGCATCTCGTGGCAGGACCCGGTTACATCGGCATCGCGAAGAAGATCGCAGCCTCGGGCGCCACGGTGGTCGCATCCTACAGCGCCGGGGTCATGAACCCGTACCAGAACACCTTCACGCCGCTGATGTCGCCGTGGATCGTTTCGATCCTCGGGGCCAACTACTGGCTCATCGGCGAGTTCAAGAAGCAGTTCGTGCGGACCGTCGTGTTCCCATTGCAGGTCTTCCAGGCCGCGCCGGGCAACGACGACGAGTGGAAGCGCGACGTGGTCTACGGCTGGAAGGTGCGCTTCATGGCCGGCGTGGGAGCGATCAGCAACAAGTACGTGATCCGCTCCACCGGCGCGAGCTAGTAGATGGCTTGCGGCGGGAAGAAGGGCAAGAGCGGTGGTCGCCGCAAGGGCGGCCGCCGCAAGTAGCCCGAAGGGAGAAGGCATGGAAGGATTCTGGGTTCTCTTCTCCGTCCTGTTCGCCGTGTTCGTGGGCATGGTGATCGGATCAGCCACCGGCTGGCCGATGAAGTACATCAGGAAGGAAAAGAAGGGCTAGGCCATGAGCGCGGTCACAGACATGCTCGACACGATCGACGCGAAGATCGCTGCGCTGATAGCAGCCGACAGCATCACGAGCTACAAGATCGGAGACAAGCAGGTCGACCGCGCTGGAGCCTTGAAGGTGTTGGGCGAGCTTCGGGAGAAATACCAAGCACTCGCCGAGAAGGAGCCCTACGAGGACATCTCGTCCGTGGCGATGGGCTACGACGACCTCGGCGATGACATCTCGGAGCTTGTCGGTGGCGAAGAGGAAGCGTGAGCTACAAGTTGGACACCGTCGCGATCATCGGCGACTCTGGCGGCACGGTTGTGGCCGTCAAGTACGTCGACCGCATCGTGGCGGAGAAGACGACGCTTCCCGTGCCGCGCAGCGGAGCGCTCAGCGTCCGCTGCACAGCCACCGTGCAGGTGTTTCCCGTCACGCGCAGCCGAGAGGCGGCGCTGGCGAAGGACGCGAGGGGCGAGGTCGCGCACTACACGCACCTGATCTATGCGCCAAGAACCTCGTCGGTGAGCGTGACCGTAGGCGACAGGCTCTACGCTGCTGGCGAGAGCGACTGGTGGGAGGTCGTGAGGGTGGACGAGTATGAAGACCACATCAGGATACTTGGCGCGCTCACGGAGGAACGCTGATGCTGCCGGGAAAGATCACGCTGGCTTGGCTGAAGGCTCGAAAGGCCGAAGGACAAAAGACCTTCATCTACCAAGGGGTTGAGTACGATGTCGACGCTCTCTGTCGATCCGAACAGCCTCGCGAAGTTCAAGCAAGACCTCCAGAGGATGAAGAACTTCGCGGACCCGAGCATCTTGGAAGGATTGGCGGTCGCAGCAAACGCAGTCGTGAACCACGCGAAGTCGGACCACCCGCGTCCGGCCTCGACGGCTGAACGGAAGCTGCACCCGCATCCTCGGTTCTACACTTGGCGAGGCGTGACGGTGGCGGCGATTCACGCGAAGAAACCAGTCGGGACGGTCGGCGGAGCCTATGTGGAGGTCGTCTCGCCCGAGCCCCACAGCGCCCGACTGGAGAAGGGTTCGGCCAGCAGCAGAGCGTTCCCGTTCATGGGCCCCGCGCTGGAAGCGAACCAAGTGGTTGTGTTCGAAGCACTGGCGAGTGCGGTGAAGAAGGCGTTGAATGGCTGACGGCACGACGGTGAAAGAGGCGATCCGCGACGTCCTCATCGGCGACACGACCCTGATGGGACTGATGGGCGGACCTGCCGCACCGGAGTACAATGTGTTCTACCTCATGCCGCCCGACCCGCCGAGGTTCCCGCAGATCGTGTTCTGGATCGGCTTCGGCTCGGCCGCGCCGATAGACAGACCAGTGCTCGCCTCCACGGGCGAGTTGAACGTGAACGTGTGGGCGAAGACCAATGTCTGCGCCGACATCGCAGAGCGTGTCGTGTACTTGCTGCACCACGCGAAAGACTTGGGCGCGAGGATCGTCCTCGAACGCGAACCGCAAGAGTTGTACGACGACGAACTTGACGCCTATGGGCTGAATACGGTGTTCAGCCTCTTCCACAGGAGGTCAGTAGCATGAGCCAGACCGCTGCCGAGATGCTGCCCATCGGGGCAGTGCAGGCATACCTCAACGGAATACGGCTCGGGACTCCTCGGTCGCAGGCGACGTTGCGGTACTCGGTCGAGACCGTGATGCAGCGACTCGGAGACAACCCCGCGCCGGTGAGTTCCTACAAGTCGACGGAGATCGCAGAGGTCGACATCGTGATCGCCGACCTGACGATCGCGCAGTTGCGAAACGTCTACGACGCCGCCGCCTCGTTCAGCGCTCGCACGACGCACAACACGCAGAACTACAAGACGGGGACCAGCACGATCTTCTTCTACAAGGAAGACGTGACCCTGAGCGGAACGGCGGCGGTTGCGCTTGGGCAAGCTGGGATCGCCGTGACCAGCACCATCAAGGTGTACCGGCAGGACATGTACGAGTACACCAAGGGCACCGATTGGACCGTGACAAGCTACGCCTCGGGCCAGATCAAGCGCAAGGGCGGCAGCACGATGCCCACGCCGTCGACCGTGATCGTGCACTACCAGCAGAGCGGAACGGCAGACGTCGTGCACGCGGGCGGATCGGTGCCGCAGCTTGAGATGACGCTGGAACTGGAGCACATCCTCGACGACGGCAAGATGCTGAAGTTGTTCGCCCACCGCGTGCGCAGGATCGGGGCGAGCGACATCGCGATCCAGATGGCTGCCGAGTTCGGTGGAATCCCGATGAGCTTCCGGTGCCTCGCCGACATGACGAAGGCGCCCGGAAGGCAGTTGTTCTACTGGGCCAAGAGCGCAACGTAAGGAGGCACGTTGAACGACGCAGGACAGCAGGCCATAGTGGGCGGGGAGAAACTGACGCAGAACCAGGACGATCGCAACGTCGGCGTTCTGCAAGCATGGCTTCCGTGGTGGGTCATCAACACGATGATGAACTACGGCATCGTGTTGGACGACTTCCAGAAGCAGGATTGCAGCATCGCGACGCTGCAAAAGCCGAACGCCGGGCCTGCTGTCATCGTCGGTTCGGGACCGAGTCTCGACAAGACCGCGCCTCTGCTTGGAGAGTGGACGGGTGCGGTGTTCTGTGCGGGCAGCAACGCGAAGATCGCCGCCCGCTACGGGCACAAGCCAGAGTACGTCGTGGTGTTTGACGGCGGCGTGTCGGTCGTGAAGCAACTGAGAGACTTCGACTGGAGCGGCACGACGTTGATAACCCACCCGGCGGCTCATCCGCAAGTCGTGAAGGAGTGGAGTGGAGAGCGCCGATACTATCTGATGATGCACCCGGGCCATCCGTGGTTCGAGGAAACGAACCCGATCGCCTTCGGCAACTTCGACATGACGGCAAGGTACGGGCTGAAGTCGCCCTACGTGAAGGTCGCGATCTTGAATGCTGGCTGCACAGCGGTGAACGCTATCCAGATCGCGCACTTCCTCGGCTATGATCCGCTGTTCCTCGTCGGCGTAGACTTCGGCTACCCGAACTGGGTAGACCGGGCCACCGCATGGGACCTCGTCGACGGAGAATGGAAGTCGACGGCGCCCTACGTCGGGCCGCGAGATCGGCCGATGCACATGAGCGACAACGGCATCCCGACGACAGAGGAACAGATCGACTACAAGCTGGCGCTGATGGCGGTTTGGAAGATCGACAAGCCGACGCTGTTCGACTGCTCAGACGGGATCATCACCGAAGTGCCGAAGGTGAACTTCAAGGAGGTCGTGGAAAATGGCGGGCGAGGATTCAAAGGGCTTTCGCATGACGAGGTTGTCCGAGTCACAGACGAGTTTCTCTCTCGAGTACAGCCAGCCAAGCCAGCTGATCCTGAACGAGATGAGCATCGCGCGGGCGAAGCGGTTCGCGCAGATGGTGATTCAGGAGTGGAATGAGATCGCGAAGGAAATCGGGTCCGAAGAGATCAGGTCGAAGACGATCGACGCGCTCCTCGCTGACTACAGCGGGTCGCTCTTCGAACGGATCACGAAGCTGTTCAACTTCGCCTTCGAGTTCCGCAACCCGGACTACAAGCCGGTCAGCGCCGAGTGGGTGATGGACAATCTGCCGATCAGGGCGCTGAAGGTGATCGCCCGCGAAGTCCTTGAACAGAACCAGCTTGGTGACCTCGTCCCTTTTTTCCAGCGGGTCGGGCAGCAGATAAAGCTCGGAGCAGCGGCGGCCGCGAACAAGATCATCGGGCAGTAAGCGACCTCCACATCTTCCACCTCTTCATGCTCGCGTACCCGGGCTACACGGTCCGCCGCATCGAAGGCGAACTGTCGTGGCGCGAAGTGGGAGTACTGATGGCGAGGTGGCACGACGAACCTCCGACCTTCCTCACGGACCGCAAGGTGCAGAAAATCTTGCAGGCAGGGCTCGGCGTCAAGCTGACCGAGAAGAAGATGGCGAATGAGTCCTTGGTGCAGCGACTTGAGGGCATGGGATGGCTCTGACCGTTGGCGAACTGGTAGCACTGCTGAAGCTCGACAAGAGCGGATACGAAGCAGGGCTCAAGGGCGCTGAGAATCTCGCCGACGACTTCGCGAAGAAGTCGGGCGACTCGTTCAACAAGCTCGGCAAGAGCATAGAGCACGTCGGCTCCCAACTGACGAAGTTCGTCACGCTGCCGCTCGCCGCCCTCGCTGCGGGTTCGATCAAGGTTGCTGCCGCGCACGAAGCGCAGTTGGTCGCGTTCAACACGCTGCTCGGGAGCGTCGAGGAAGGCACCAAGCTGTTCGAGGAGTTGGTCGTCGTCGCAGCGCGCACGCCGTTGTTCCTTGAGCACCTGACCAAGGGCGCGCAGATACTGCTGGCTTTCGGGTCGAACTCGGAAGAGGTCACCTCTCAGCTAGTGATGCTCGGCGACGCGGCGATGGGCAACGCGCAGAAGCTGGAGCAGTTGGTCGAGGCGTTCGGCAAGGTGCAGGCGCGCGGCACTGCGTCGATGCGCGAACTGAACATGTTCCTCTACGCAGGCGTCCCGATC